GTTTATACCTGCTGAACCTGTTATGTTACCAGCAGTACCGCTAACAGCTTTACCTGCAACATTCAAAGAATTTGCTGACAATTTATCAGCAGTAAGATCAACAATAAATGCGTTATCAATTATTACGCTACCGCCTGAAACCGTAAAAGGTGCTGTTGTACTTGTAGAATTGTTCGTGATCTGAAATGTATCTGCTCTAAATTTAATTATAGACGTTGGGTTTGTACCAGCTTGAGCATTAGATTCTAAAATCATTTGTGAAACTGCACCGTTAGCATCAGTTTGTAAAACAAAAGAAGCTGCTGCATTACCTTCTAAATCAGATGTAGAACTTTGCAAGCTTGTGACGCTTGAATTTATGTTATTAACACTTGTATTTAAAGTTGTTATTGATGAAGCATTTGCGGTTACGTTTGTGTTTGTAGATGTTAGTGAAGTATTAAGTTGCGTTACTGCTGTTGCGTTAGCAGCTACCCCAGTATTTGAATCATTGACTGTAGACTGCAACGCAGCTACGTTGACTTGTAGCGTGCCTATATCGCTTGTGTGTGTTGGTATTGTATTCAAAGCAGTACTGACTGCTGATTCTAGTTTCGCTTGTGTTATTGACGTATCAACAACTTTTGCTGCATTAATAGAAGAATCTGGAATATCGTATTTAATTTGTACTGGACTTTGAGCATTTGTAAAAGTTACTGTAGCTGGTGCAGATTCAAAACCAAAAGCATTGATTGCTGATACTTCTCCTTTATAGCCATCGTTGATTCTTATATTAGATAAATCAATACTTGTTTCATCTGTAATGGTTGTGTAAATAACACCTTCTACTTTTTCTGGCATTAGAACAAAATGTACTTTTGTTCCAGAAGATATGCTTTCATCAAAGGTAACAGTCATACCTGTTGTGCTTGTAGCTATAGAAAAAGCATCTGCTTTTTGATAACCACCACCAATAAATACTAATAAGTTTTCTACAGGAAATATTGGATCAAGTGTAAAAGCAGTTTGACCAGTAGAAGTTTCTGATACCACTTCTATTTCATCATCCATAAAAACTTCTACAATTGATGAATTAGGTGGTGCTGCATCAAACGTAAGAACTTTACTGCTGGTGTTAAAAGCAAAAGATTCTGGTGCTTGATAAACACCATCTATAAATGGCAGTATGTTAGCTGTCGTTAAGCCTGTTAATTGTGTGTTAAAAGTAAAAGCAGTTGTAGAACCGTTACCTGTCGTAGCAAACAATTCATCAAATGGAAACTTTAATGCAGATAAATCTTCTCCGCTTATACCTGCTTGATTAAATGTAAACGTACCATCTGAAAAAGAATAATTAGAAGATGCTATATAACCTGCTTCTAAGAAAGACATAGTTTGATTAGATATAGAATCTCCTATGATTTTATAAGTAGTATCTACTGTCGTTGCTGAACCATCAGATGTTGCAACTGTTCTTTGAACAAACTGCTCATTTCTTACGGTAACTCTAAACCTTGATGGATATACATTTGCATCTTCCCAGCTTAGAAAAGCTTGAATACCTGTTGTTGGGTCTTTATCAACAAAAGTTAAGTTACTAGGCTGTACTACTGCTGTCCTATCTACAACTTGATTTGCGTAATCAATATCTTCTGAAGGTGGTGTAGCATAACCATATATATCAGCTTGATACTCAATAGCTTCTACTTCAATATTTAAATCAGTTCTAAGAGTCATTCTTGTTATTCTAAATTGATCTGGTGTACCGCCACTACTTGTTAAATCAAATTTACTATGGGTTACCCCAATGACATCTCCTACTGTTGCATTTAATAACTTAGGAGTACCAGTAAATTTAATTTGTCTTTGCCTTCTTGATCTAAATAAAATTGACTTAGCATGGTTGTAAGCAATCTGTTGATTTGTAACCATACTGAACTCTGCCTTTTCTTCTAAGACTTCATTACCATCGTCAGATAAAAATGTATCGCTAGTTTCACCTGTGTATACAACAGAATCTTTTTCATAGTTTCTTTGTGCGTTGTAAAAAGTAATTTCTACTTTGTTATATTTTCTTTCTTTACTTTCTAAACTTAGTTGAAATCCTTCTTCTAAAATATCATCTTCATCAATATTCAAAGCTGCTGAAGATACAGTATGTTCAATATTCAAATAATATTTACTATCTTGATAAGCAAATATGCCACGCATAGAAGCTAGAAATTCTTGCGAGTTTGTCATAATTGATTCTGATGTATCTACAACACCGTTAAATTCAAAACGTTTTTGCGTTTGTGATGCGCTTGCAGTAACAGGAGAAGTAAAAGTAGAAGCTACTGCACCTGATGCCATGTTAAGTTCGTAATGATCTATGATGCCATCTGTACCAGCAAAGTATGATTTACCAGTAATGATCCCTGAAGCAATTGATGCGCTGTTAGAATCATTTGTAATTGCAATGCTATTTCCAACTTTAAAGCTAGAAAAATTATCTATAGAAGCTATAGGTATGATTAGCTTGTCTTGTTTGTTGCCTGTCTGTCCAGAAGATATAGAAAAGCTTGTATCAGATATTGTTGCTATCGTATTGTCACAAACATTTGCTGCTGTTTGAAAACTGCTTAGATCAATCTTACTAAATGCTATACCTTTACCGTATTCTGTATTAGTCAAATAATCTAAAAAATTTATAGCAGGATTTGATGTGCCAGCGTGTGTGCTGGTATCTGTTTGCCTATGTGAACCAGAACCATTTGTTACAGTAGAATCTAATCTAGGATCATAGACTTTACGACCTTCTACTTCTACTGTTAGTTCTGGTAAACCTCTAAATCTACCGTCTTGTTTGTGTTGAAAGTGTGCAGCTATGTAAGCAATACCAGATAGTTTGTGATCACTAGACCATGTAGATTTATTGCTTGTACCGTCAAAAACACTTGTAAGCATTGGATCAGCAGATTGTGTAGGTGATCCATGATGCAAATTAAAAATCATTGAAAAGTTTTTTGCGTTATCTTTTTTACGCTTGTTATTAACTTTTACATTTGTAGTAGTATAAATATCTAAAACATTATTTTTATCTGCTGTAGTTGCTCCAAATAAAGCTGTACCAGAACCATAGTTTTCTGATCTGTCGTTTCTAATTATGAAATTGTCGCCTTTAAATCTTGATGCCTTATCTAATCTATCACCGTCAATAAGAATGGTGTCACCATGTATTTCTTCTACTTCTCCTGCTGATAAAGCATAAACTACAAATAAATCTTTTTGATTTACTGTTTCTGCAAACACAACTGTTCCAGCTATTCTTCTTCTACCGTATAAAACAGGTATAGCTTCTCCTGTTCCAAACTTTGTTACTAAAAGATTATTAGCTTTTCTTCTTAGCTCTTTAGCTTGTTTGTTAGCTTGATAAGCTTGTACACCGCCAATAACAGCAGTTATGATCGTTATAATTAAAAATGGATCAACCATTATGGCTGACCCCATTCAAGATTTTCTCTTGTTCTATGTGCGTAATCTAAACCTCTATCAGAAGCATGAATTGCGTTTTGTGATTCAACTGTAAAAGTTCTTCCTTTGGTAGATTCCCAATCTTTCCAATGCGATACTAATTCTATGGAAGCTAGAACTTGTCCTGCTTTTTCGACCATAGCTGCTGAACCTATAGTGCCTTTGAATATTTCATAAGATGCAGTAATAAGTTCTGTAGCGTCTAAAAATCCTAAAGTGATAGTTACTTCTGTTCCTACATAATCTTCAGCTTTTAAATTTGTACGCATAGCATCTGACATATTTTTTAGAAATACTGTCATATTAGAATATTCAATCTTGCCAGTTTCTTCTCTTGAATCTTCTATGTGAAGCTGTCCATCAGCCACATAAGTCTGAGAGTTGAATGCTAAGTTTTTAGAATGATTTGTTAAATAAACAGCAGAAGAAAAACTAAACTCTGCTAAGTAAGCAAGTCTTATTCCTTCGCTCTGTATTTGAGTTACTACAGAAGAATCTAATGATCTTGACATTAAATGACCTCTCTAACATCAAAACTTAAATTAAAAATACCGCTAGAATCAGTATTGTAAACTACATCATCTTGTTCCAAAGCTACAGTAAAAGTAGGTGTTTTTGCAGTTACAGCAGCGTTATTTGATAATGCTGACTGTAAAGGTGGTTCAATAGTCACCGTAGAAGCGCCAGAACCGTCACTAGAAGCGTCTGCAACAACCATATAAGCTTTGTTATGTCCTGCAAAATTTATGATGTCACCAGCCTTTAAAACGCCTGTAGTAGAGTTTGCAAAACCATCTAAATCTATAGTTGTATCTCCTACTGCGTGTGTCCCTGCGACAAGAACTGTATCGCTTTGCGCTACTGCGCCTTGATTAGATAAAGGTGATGTAAAAGTAAAACTTTCAAAACCGCCTTTCTGTTTTGTTAAAAAAGAATAGTATTCCATGAAGTCAGATCGCTTCATTGAAGGCATAGTAACTGTAAAGCTAAAATATTGGGATGCAAATTGTTTGACTGATCTTTTACCAGACAAAGTGTAATCTACTGTCGTGGGTCTATTAGACTTAAAGTTATAGATACTAGGGTTTTTAGTTGTAGGATAAGTACCACTCATACTAGACCTACTTTACCTCTTTGATTCATTGCTTGTGATACTACAGAAACTAATAAATTTTTCTTTTTCACAAGTAATTTATCAAGACCTTCTGCATCCATAGCAGAAATGTTAAAACTTACATTGACTGGTGCTGCCATCTCATTGCTTGCTGCAAGTTGATTATTAGGAACTATAGTACCTGTTCTATTAGGTACAAATAATTCTGCTCCTTTTTCACCAACAATGACTGCTTTACCACCTGTTGCTGTACCACCTCTTGCCATCATTGGTACTGGTGCTGGTGATGCTGCACTTGTAATTGCGCCAACTATTTTTTGAACTACAAAAATTCTAATCAATTCTTGTATTATTGCTTTTGCCATTGCTTTTATAGAATCTCCTAAAGAAGATATACCTTTCTCAATATTCATAAAAGCATTTGTTAAATTAGTTTCTAAAGCAGTTGCTATTCTTCCTTGAGCAGCATCTAAATTAGATAAATTATTTTGCATTTTAGAAAGAACGCCTCTAAACATTTCTCCTAAATTAACTGTTGAATCTCCTAGTTGATTATTTTTATTGATCATTTCATCAAACTCTTTCATCAATTCAGGGAATTTGAGTATCAGATCATTTATTTCATTGCTCAAAGTTGATAAACCAGTAATTTGCATTGGTTTACCAATGAATTCTTGCAAACTTATTAATTCTTCTTTTAATTCTTGTACTCTAGTTTTTTCTGCGTCTGTCATTTCTTTGCTGACAAGCACATGAGAAAAAGCACCTGCGGAAGTACGCATTGTTTCAAACGTTTGCGATAAATTAGAAATTTCGTTTTCTATTTCTGTAATTCGTTTTCTTGCGTTCTGTACATCAATCGATTCAGATATGAAACCCATTTTGACTAAAGATTGATTTGCTTCAAAAAGGATTCGCATTGTTTCATTTGCAAATTTTTCTATTGAAACTAAAGCTACTGAAACGCCACTTAATATGCTTGTAGCAACTGACGCTGCAAATGCTTCAACACCACCTTTCGTTTTAAAAAGTTCTATTGCAAAGTTTGTAAATTTTTTAGTTAAAAATTCTAAAGCTGGTGCAAGTTTTGCTGTAACTTGATTTGCTAATCCAGTAAGTAAAGCACCTAAACGACCAAGTTCATCTTTAAATTTTTGTACGCCTTTAACTGAGTTTCTAGTGAGAACTGAACCTAAATTTTCAGCATCTTGAAAAAATTGTTGTAAAACATCAGAACCACCCTTTAAGGTGTTCACTAAACTTACACCTTCTGAATCAAAGAACTTAAAAGCTAATCTTACTTTTTCTGATTCTGATGTAGTCTTAGCTATACCATCAGCTACTTCAAATAAAACTTGTTCTGCCGATTTGAGTACGCCATTTGTGGTTCTTGTGCTGATACCAAGTTGTTCTAAAGCACCTCTAGCTTCTCCAACTCCTTTATCTGCTTCTGCAATTCTTCGTGTGAATCTTTGCAGAGCCATATCAGCAGTTTCAATTCTGATACCTGTCTGTTGTGCAGCAAATCTAAATTTTTGTAGAAAGTCTGAAGCTACGCCAAGTTTATCTGCTGTATCACCTAAACGATCTATAAATGCTGTCTGTCTTAAAATAAGAGCAGCAAAAACTAAAGTAACACCTGAAACAGCTAAAGCAAACCTTTTGAACTGCTTTCTAATGAATGCAGTCCTATCACTAATCTTTTTCAAACCATGCTGAATGTTTTTAAAAGCTTTTTGTGTATTGTTTATTGCACCAATAACAATATTAAGTTTTCCTAGCTTACCCATCTCTTTTTTCTAAATCGTTTCTTCGTTTAATGTAGGCATACCACATAGTTATTTCATCTACTGTCATAGATTCAATCTCACTAATAGTCTTACCGAGCCTGTCAGCTAGAGCAAACTGGGCAAATGTTTCAGACTCGGCTGTTACTTTCCCTCTGCTTGATCTGGTGTCATAGCACCAAGTATCTTTGAAGCTACGTCAGCAACAACGCCTACATCTGCACGATTCATTAAAGCTTGTTTATCAGCTAATGAAAATATTTTTTCACCGTCTGCATCTAGGGCTTTTGTAATGATTGCATAAACCATTACTTCAAGATCGCTGTCATTTGCCATCTTGTAAAGCTTTTTTGACTCTTGCAACGTCAATGGTTTTGAATAAATGACTAAAGGTTCTTCTTCTGTTCCCCATTCTTTGACTTCAAAAGAAGTAATTTCTTGTGCGTCAAAGTGAGCAACAACATTGTCTATCGCACCCATCTATTAGTAAGTTCCTATTGTTAATGCACCAGTTCCTTGAAAGCCAATTGTCATTTCGACTAAGCCATCGTGTGCAGCAGTTATAGTTTTTTCAGTCACTATTCCGCTTCCAGACAATTTGTATGCTCCACTACTTGAACCTTCAGGTGCTAGATTTAAAGTAAATGATGAACCAATAGTCAATGAAACTTGTCCACTACTATCAGTATCGTCAAAAAATAAATCTACTGAGCCTGAAAATTCATTTAAAGTTGACTCAAAAGTTTTTGCTGAATCGCCCATAGCTGTAGATTCTGTAGTTTCGCCAGTTTCAGTTATTGAGTAACTTCTAACTTCTGCTAAAGCATTAGAACCAGTTTGAACAACACCAGCTTTTCCAGTAAATACTGCCATTATTTATCCTCTGTTTTAGTTTTTTTATTAATAGACTCTCCTTCAAGAGTCCACCCATTTGCTTTAAGATTCTCAACAGCACTATCAAAAACTGTAATTTTTGATTTGCCATCAGGAGAAACCATTACATTCTTATCCATATTGCTTACCTCATAAAGCTGAATCAGGAGCAGCTTCAGTAGTTAAGTAAATTATACTAAATGTCATTTCCATAACAACTACAGGCTGATCTCCTTCACCATTATAATTGATTTCAGTAGATTCTAAAAAAGTATCTCTAGCTAAACTGTTATGAGTAACATCTGCTGCCATAGCAGCTTCTACTTCTTTTGCAATAGTATCAATAGTGTCGTCAAAATTACTTATGGCTTTTACATAAGCTTCAACAACTAATGATAATGTTCTTTGTAAAGTTCTGGTTGAACCCATTTCCAATAGTTCACCAGCTTCAGATTTTGTATAGATAATTATAGCTGGCAGTTTGCTTTCTTCTAGGTTAAAAACTCTTGATTGAAAAACGTTTGATCCAGTAGTTGATAGACCAGTTAGAGTAGTAGCAACTCTTTCTCTTATTTGTTGTCTGATATGATTTGCCATTATTGTTTTTCAAGAGTTAAAGCTGTAATACCAGTACCGTCAGGTTCTACGCCAACAACTTCATAAGTTGTAGCTGCTTTTATTTGTGTATCACTTTTAGTTGTCAATGCTGCAAAAGCTAAAGTATCTCCATGTGCAGCATTAGGCACATCTGTTGTTCTACAGAAGGCGATGGGAGAAGAACCTTCTACATCAACCGATAGACCCCCCATCGCGACAAATTCATCTTCAAGAATTACTTTAATAGTTGTTGCAGACTGTCCTGTTCTTGTATAAGTAGCACTTACACCATGACCAAAATCAGCGTCAAAATAACCAGCAAAGTCTGCATCAAATTCTAAAGCCATTACTTACTTTTTCTTTTTTGTACTTTTGGTTTTTCTAAGTCGTCTAAGCCAACGCTTCTATCTTCTTTTTTTGGTGCAGAAGCTTTTGCTTCTTCTGCTTTACCATAACTCATTAATACTTTACCTTCATCTTCAGGCAAATCTATTACGTCACCAGCATATACTTTATTACCACCAGCAACAGTATCTTTTAAAATTGTGTATTTCATTATCTTTTCCTTTTTTAAGAAGGGTGACTTTACGCCACCCTTCATTGTATCAATAACCAAAATAGTTATTAACTTGCAGCTACAAAAGATACAGCGTGTCTAACCGCTACATCCATGCTTTGTAAAGCTACAACCCTTACTGTTCCAGAAGTTGAAGCAGTAAATGGATCAACAACTATATCTAGTCCACCAAAGAAACCAACAAGTAAGTCATCAAAGTTACCAAAGACGTAGTTGTTTGCAGTTAATTGTGCAGATACAACTACAGGATAACCGTTAACTTCATTGTTAGCAGCAACAAATTGTGCTGTGTTACTAGCTTTCTCAGTAGTTTTTAGTGTGCCATAGTTACTAGGGTGCATTATGTAAGATAATTTACCTAATAAAGCATTATCAACAGCAGCAGCAGTTTCCATAGAAACCATTTCTGCAAAAGTTGGTGCAGCAGCACTAGAAAGTGAAACTGTATTAATACCACTTGTGTTAGTAATACCAGTTGGGTTTCCACTAGAGCCAGAGCCTTCAAGAGCAGCATTATCAATAGCAATAGCCATAGATTGTGCTAAATCATCTCTGATCAAGTTTTCAACATCTAATGAAGATTGAATCATTAGCTGTCTAGTTACATCTGTAAATGCACCAAGAGTTTTTGGTGACATAGTTACAGAGCCGATAACCATTTCTGATTCACCAGCAGCACCACCTTCAGATGATATGAAAGCAGCACTTGAAGCAGAAGTTTTCTTAGGGATTTTTACATCGCCAGATAAACCGTTCAAAGTTCTAGCCAATGGCATTACAGATGAAGCATTTCTCAATGCGTCAATAAAGTCACCTGCTCTAAAATCTTGACCAATAAGACCTGCATCATCAGAAGCATTTAAGTCCCTAGTTGACCAATTAGATAGAACTTCAGGTGGTAACATAATACCTTGAGCAGTTCTGCCATAGTGTTTAGCTGCTTCTTCTGAACATTCAAATTCAAATTCAGCTTCTTTTTGCGCCCTTTTATCAGTAGGGTTAGCTAAAGCATTGATAGCTTTCATTACTGAAAATTTACGCACTTCATTTTTAGAAAGACCAATCTCAGCAGTTTCTAAAGGTTTGTCGTTAGAAATATTGTCTAACAAAACACCTCTAAATTCTTCAACTGATATTCCTTCTTGAATAGCCTTGTCAGCTAGATCACGTCTGTCGTGCTTGACAGCTAGATCAATAATTTCTTTTGAATTTCTTTGAAATTGTTCTCTAGCTTCAGCAGCAGATTTTTCTCTAACTTCTTCAAGGTTTATTTCATTTTTAACTTCGTCAGTCATTGTTTTTACCTCTATATTAGAAAGTTTGTTTTTGGAACGACCTACGCCAACTGCTTTTGATTGATCCGCAGGTACAGAAACAACAGACACTTCTAAAGGTGTGTGTTGAACTCTATACATAGGTTTATCAGAATCAGTTGATTTAACTCTTTCCATGTTGTTTATCTTATATCCGACACTTATATTCTGACGAATACCATCTCGAACATCATTAAATATTTCTTCTCCAAGTTTGCTTCGACTAAAGCGAACTATTGCTACTGCGCGTTTTTCAGAAGAATTTAATTTATATTGTTCAACCACTCCAATCTGTTTAGTCATGTCGTGATCTAGCAATAAAGGTGATCTTCCACTAGCAATAAAGTCAGTTTCAATATCACCCTCAGAATGAGATAAAACTTCCATTCCAAATTCCCTTTCAACAGGTTCTTCAGAACTTACGCCTATTCTCACCCTTCTATTTTCTTCATCAATGTAAGATGCTTTAGAAAGATCAACAGTACGATAGACAATATCCTCTGCATTTGATCTGTCCTTATCTTTTTCTTCATCTTCATCGTGATATGGTCTGGATTCCATCTCATCTTTTTCAGATTCATTTTCTTCCATTTCCATTTCTTCTTCCATACCATGATGTTTTGCAAATTCGATGGTATAACTATCATCGGATTCTTCAACATTTATGATATGTCTTTCGTCTTTGTTTTTCATCGCTTTTTCCTCTTTGTCTTTTGATGATAAAGGATGTGATTCAGGCAGTAAATCAGTATCGTGTTTACCGCCTTGAAATCTTCCATTTCGCAATGCGAAAAGGAAACTATTTACTCGTGCCATAGCCCAAGTTTGCGGACTAGACACATTAGGTCTGACTGATGCTGGATTGGTATTGTATGCACCAATACCCCTGTCATAGACCTTTTTAAGTGTTCCTAAAGTTGTTCTTTTAGAAGCTGCATTATTAACTTCTTCGTTATGTTCTTTTACTTTATTTTCTAATGCTTTTTCTGTTTTTGCTGAAATTTGTCTATCTTGTTGAGCCTGACTCGCTGAACCTGATTCTTTTTGTTCAACATATTTTATAGCTTCTAAAACAACATCTTTCATTTTTTGTTCACCTAGAGTTCCAATCACTCCCCATTTCATTTGTGCAATGACACCAGCTATGTTTGATGGTCTACCAGCTTTGTCACCTGATTTAAATTGTGCGCCATCCTCAAAATGTCTAGCTGCCCATGCTTCCCTTTCTTTAATCCAACTAATGACACCATCTGTTTCTTCACCGTTTCTAGCTTTTGTCCATAAATTAAATGATTCATTACCTCTGATGTTGCCACCAGCTTTGTAAATATCAGGATCGTTTTCTTTGACACCAGCAATAAAGTCATAATCAAACTGAGGATAGTTAGAGTTTCGCAAACTAACTTTTTTATCGTCATCTTTAGTTGGAAAGTTAGTCGCCATCATTACCACCTTGTATATCTGCTTCAACTGGTATCTTCATACCAAAAGGTTGAAACGCAGTTTTGATACCGTATTGTTCAGCAAGCTTTTGTTCTCTTTCATGCTGTTCAAAAAGTTCTTCAACATCTCTACCATAATTAGCTTGCACATCTTGAAATGTAACTAATCCAGATTGCATACCGCTTATAGAAGCCATCATTTCTTTTTGTGGATCAACCCAAGAGAAGCTTCTAGGTATAAAGTTAGCTGCTAAAGCAAACTTATCGTATCTGCTTATTGGTAAAGGTTGATTTGTAGATGGCGATGTAGATATTGCGCCAGAAGATATAGCCATCTCTAACCATTTTTCAAATACTGGTCTTACAAAATGATCTATTGTAAATCTTTGATATAACCTATACATCTCACGATCTTCTAAAGCACCAGCACGCAATGATGAATAGTTTACTGAACTAAGATCATTAGTAAGTGCGTGATAAGAAATGTTTAAGCCTGAAGCAATGCTTCTCAATACTTGCGTTGTAAATGGTTCAAAAGCAGATGTTGGATGCGATGGATCAAACTCTTTGAAGTCCATGCCACTAGGTAATTGTTCAAAAGTACCTGCTTCAGCATTCATAATTGGAACGTATTCATCATCTTCACCATCACCAACATATTGATCACCGTCACCAGATACAAAGAATCCCATTTTGCTTGCAGCAGTTCTTGCTGCAACTATCTCTGCTTCTAAATAGCCATTTAACAATTTTATGTTTGCCATTGCAGAAGCAGTAAAGGGTACTCCTCTGTTTTGTTCTGGTCTTTGTGGGATGTATGCGTGTATAAGTTCATCAGCATTTACTCTTATGTGTTGAGTAGTACTTTGATGTGTATTATCAAATGGATGGTTTTTAAAAAGATAATACGCTATTGGTTTTTGACTTTGATTAAGTTCAACACCCATTTTAATTTTATTACCTGATCCTTTAGCATCTTCGTTTTTCTTTTCATCTAAATGGTCAGCTTCTAAAAACTCAATCTTGTAACCAAATTCTGAATCTCTTGATTTGACGTGACGTACTAATACTTCACCATCTCTTGCTAAAGATTCAATAAATAACTTTTGACAATCAATGAAAGATAATCTTCCGTTAGTTGTACAACTACCTAGCTTGCACCAATTTCTCCATTGCTGTTCTATGATTCTATTTGCAACTAAATCTAAAGAACCATCATCGTTTCTTGCTTTCATCGAAAGTCTTATGCCATTTGAACCAACAATATTGCTTTGCATCAGATGCAAATATCTTTGGACATAAGAATCATTTCTTGCTAAATCTCTTGATCTATCTCTTAATAATCTTAGTTGATCTTTAATTTCTCTATCAGCAGATGTAGAAGTTTGCATGAAGTCAGAGAACAACCTGCCAGTATTTGCACCTTGATATTTTCTTATCTTTGGTATTTTTTTCTTCCTTGTTCTACCTGTTAATCTGTCGTACCAAGCCATTAGAATTTAACTCCGATTGTATTACCTGATCTTTGTTTGTTTTTGATTCTTGCTTCTTTTATCTCTTTCAAATATTCAGCCTTGTATCTATTTTTTAAAGTCAGTAATTCATCTATAGACATTCTTGACAACGATCTGCCAGCAATAGAAAAAGATGATTGATCTACAGTTGCCCTATTTTCTATGACTGCTTCAATGGCATCTAAAACTTTCTTAGCATGACTTCGTAAGTCTGCATTTGTGTTTGCAAAGTTTTTGACAATAGTTGTTCTGCCTTCATCTACTGATACTCTTTGTGAATCAGATGATCTAGTGATAAAGGCATACCAGATAAAATCACCATCTGCTAAAGATGCAGTTGTGCTTGAAGCTATTTCAACTAAATATGAATCATCTGCTTCTGTAGCAGCTATTGTAAATTTATGTGAACCGCCACCACCAGAATCTTCGTGAAATTCATAACTGAGTTCATAAGAAGCTAATGGATAATCTGAAACAAGATCATCTCTACGCCAAACCCAACGATCACCAATGACTAATTCATCTGGCTCTTGTTTAGGGTAATTTACACGATCAAATTGATTTGCCATAAAAAATAGATTTTTAATGACTATTATAAATGTAAAAGCTATAAATCTATAGGATAAATATTATCTCCAAGAATTTACCCAATTTTGGTTGCGTCTTTGTTTGTTAGTTCTTCCTTTTCTTTGAGTTTGTTTTGTATCTATAGCTTTGTTTTTTAGACTTTCTAAATCAGGATTCAAAATATAAAAACCAGCGATGTTATAAACCCAAGTATCTAAGACTTCGTTTCTTTCTCTGATCTGTTTCCATTCCATGCGCTTTTGTCCTTTGTAATATTTGATTATTCTTCTTTCAGATGTTAATTGTTTGAAGTATTCCTCATCGACATCAGCAGGAAAATGGATGTAACCTGATCTAACTTCATCAATATTAAGCCATGAAAATAAAGTGTCTTTTGCTGAATCTGTACCTACTGGGAAAAGTTGCACTCTTTGTTTACCTGATTGCGTTGGTCTATTGGCAATTGGTTTACCATGTTGACTCTGCCCTTTAATTGCAAAGATTCTTCTTCCCTGTCTTTGTTTGCAAAAAGCGTAAACATTTTGAGTTGCATAACCTGAGTCAATACAAGTGATAGATATTTTTATGGTTCTGCCATCTTCTGTTTTGAATGAGGATTTTAAATATTCATCTAGTTCATTCCAGACTTGCAATTGGTTCGGATCACCAAACATGATTTGATAATCCACGACATACATCTGATTTTCAGCCGACCAACCGACAACTTGTGACTCGATCCGATCTGACTGCACATCAATACCGCAAGTAAGTAATACAACTGGTTCAGGTATAGATTGTGCATCGTAGTTTTCTCTACGATTTAACAACGAATCACTTTCAATTTCTTCACCATCAGATTGCCACACCTGACCAAGTGAAGTGTTAACAAAAACTCTAAGTTGGTCTGGATGTTCTTTTGCATTTAAAAAAGATTCAACGACTTCTGACCATGATCGCCAAACTGAATACAGTTCGTTAAGATGAAAACCAGCAGTTTTATAAGTTTCTTCTTCTGCTATCCATTCACCATTTCTAATCATCCATATCTTATCTTTTTCTTCTATGACAGAACCGCAATGAATACAAACCATGTGTGCATCTTTTGCATCATCCCATTTAACATTCTGCCATTCTAAAACTTGTTTTTGTTTACAATGCGGACAAGGCACATGGAAATATCTTTTATCTGATTCTTCCCAAGCATCTTGTATTCTTGATGCACCATCTATCGTTGGCGTTGATGTCATTATGATCTTACGATTGGCAAATGTTGCAGTTCTTTTAATTGTTAATGAAACAGCGTCACCCTCGCTTGTTGTTTCGTAACGATCAACCTCATCAAGCAAAACAATCCTACATGGTCTGGATGCTAATGAAGCTGGCGAGTTTGATCCAGTCATTACAACGAAACCACCAGCAAAAGATTTAGATAATATTGTGTTACCTGAATCTCTAGCTTTGGAGTCTTTGATTTTATGTTTCAAAGATTCAGAAGCAGCAATCATTTTTGAGAATCTTTGGGTACTCCATGATCTTGCCATTTCTAAAGTTGGCATGACGACAAGCATAGGTGCTGGATCGTGGGCAATGTGATAACCAATAATATTATTTATCATCTCAGTCTTGCCAACCTGTGATGAACTCATAATGACGATGCGTTCTATTCTACGATCATTGACCGCATCCATCATACCTCTTTGGTATTCTGCTCTGCTAGTTTTCCATTGACCAGCTTCAGCAGATGATTCGCTAGTCAGAACTCTATATTTGTCTGACCATTCACTTACTTTAAGCTTCTCTGGTGCTTTGAATGTCGCTATTGATTTGTTCCAGATCGAGTTCAACTGCTTCTGGTATGGGTTCTTTTGCAAGTTCATTTAAAGCTTCGTGTATTTCATCATTAATTAAATCTTCTACTTCTCCGTATTCTGTCAGTCCTATAACTTGATGTGTGACTTTTGCAGCTATATTTAACAATTTTGACCTGCAATTAGCAATCATATCTTGCCAAAGGTCAATAACGTCATCAGTATCTATAAGTTTTCCTGATAATTCTGCTACTTCTAATTCTTTATGATCTGCTTGATTCTTTACAAGTCTAAGTTTTTCTTCTCCAATGTCTCCTGATCCTGATTTTAGGTGCAATCTAGCTTTTGAGCGTAAATAATTTATGTAAGCAATGCGACAATGATCTTTACTCATGCCTTCTTTGCCTTTTGCTTGTGGCAAAACACCGTTTTTTACTAATGTGCTTACATAAGGTGCAGATAAGTCTAAATATTCAGCTATTTCTTTTTGTGTAGCCATTTATCTGCCTTGTCCTCTGTATTTTTTGTATTGTTTGCGCTTATGTTTGTTTCTAGGGTATGTATTTCTGCTTGAACCAATTGATGTGCGCTTGTTTTTACGTTTTTCTGGATCAACAGCAATTATTGTTTTCTTTTTTGCCATATAGTTATATTACACTCAATTCTTATAACCTGTATCTAAAAAAATACTGCGCTTGCGAATCACCCACGTTGTAACCTACAGACAGTACCTTGCATAGGGGGTTATCTTCTTGCTGTTCTTAAAGAAAATTTCAATCTTCTTTTATAGTTGGGTACAAATTTTTTATCAAAGACTCTGCGACCTAAAGAAAAGAAATTGAATTTTGGATTTTTATAAACAGCAACATTAGAATCTAAAGCAACTAACAGCTTTGGTGGTTCACCTTTATTTATTTCATAAACACCACCAACACCATTTATTTTTAAAACTCTATTCTTTTTTTTGTTTATTAAAGATTTTAGCTTTGCTTTACTTAAATTTCCTTGCGCAGATAATTTAACTCTATTTCTATAAGGTATTGGTATCGGACTCTTTTCTGTTCTCACACCACCAAAGACTTGCTTTTCTAAATATTTTGCTTGTGCTGGTTTAAAGTATATTGCTCCCTCTGGAATTCTTTTTGTCGCAAACTTTCTAAATAATCCTTGTTTTGTAAAACGAGTTACACCTTTGCTAAAAATTGTTTCCATATCTTTATGTAATTGTATACGCATATCTTTAGTCGTATCGTTGATAGCTAACATAGAAGCAAAAGGTATTTGATCTTTTTGAAAACCAACAAGATTTTTATTAAGTTTTTTTAAATCTGCCTTAATGTCTATTTTCATAATGCTGATGGATGGAGTAAGTAAGCTGTATTGTCAGCAATCATATCTAGGAGAAAACACGAGTGAGTATTACTCCATCCACGAATGATGTGTTTATTATACTTGAGATAGTTCTTGTAATGTAGCCTGAAAACATAAATCTTCATCCAAGTTATCTAATTGAAAATCAGAAAGTGTAATTAAAGATTTTTGATACTTAGCATCTAAAAAATATATTTTGTTTTTTGGTAAACAAACTAAAGCAAAGATATCTATTGATTGTCTGTAATACCTATCGTAAGTATTACCGCTTCTTCTGAGATCAAAACGCCAACCATTCCTTACTTTTTCTTTCTTACTTTTTGTTTTGACCTGACAACCATAATATCTATCGTTCAGTTTGAACACGATATCTTCCTCTGCACCATGCGGAACAACATTAACAGTAGGTGTATATTTAGATAAAAAAGCTGCAACTAAATATTCTCCTTGCCTACCAATTGATTCAGTCTTTCTGTTCACAATATTTGTCAGCTAATAACTTAGCGATGTAAGTATAACCTTCTATATCGTCTAATGTATCTAAATGATTTGGATTATTAACCAATCGTAAATTCTTGAAAGCTATCATCAATGCTGCACATTCTGTAGGCGATACTGGTATTCCTAGCATTGCAGTCCAAACACCAGACAACTGACTAAAGAAATATTCTGGATTGCCATAATCCTTACCGCGTTCTTCTATTAGCTTTTCAACTTTCATCTAAATCCCTGATTTTAGTTATTGATACTCTGCCTGTTTCTTTATCTAGCATATTTCTAAATTCAAATATATCTTCTGGAATACAATCTAATAATTCTTCTGCTGCATAGATTGGCATATTCCTACCAATATCTTTTTTGACCTTTTGGATTTGTTCTTTGTTTCTGCATACTAAAACATCTTTTCCAGTAGGTCTGTGTTTTACAATCCATGTATCAACTGGCAATGCAATAACACCTTCTCTATTTAGTTGTTTCTTTAATGCTTCATTAGCACGAATCATCATGTCGCACATTTCTATCTGTTTTTCTGGTGTATCGTAAGAAAGTGAAATATTAAACTTCTGTTTAGCTAATCTGAATTTTTTTTGAAAGTTAGCAGATACCAAACTATAAGGATCATCTACTCCATAAGTTGACACCATGTCAGATTCAAGAGTCCTAAGTTCCTTTAATTTTTCAAATAATGCTTCATTATCCATAATAATCAAATATCAAATTTGCGATGGTGTGTGGTGTCTATACATAGGAATGTATATAGACACACACCACTTTCTACATCGTGTGACACCAAAATACGTTAAATAGACACCAAAATAGACACCAAATAGACACCAACTTCTAAAATAGTTCATCATCAAAATCCTTTACTTGATATCCTTTAGGTTTGTCATAACTCAATTTATTGTCATCTCTTAATTGTCGTAATGGTTTATCAATAGTGTTTTTTGTCAATCCTGACTTTTCTATAATCTCGCCATGATTTACCCATCTAAGTGCTGGTTCATTTTCTTTTTCTTGTATCGCTTTGACCGCATCTAATATCTTAATTTTAGTTTCAGACAATGCTTTTTCAATTGGTATTTCATCAACTTCTACCAATGCACCAGAAGATAAATCTTCAAAAGGTAGATTCAATACTTCAAACTTAAATTCTTTAGTTTTCATTGGTGTACCATCTTTAATAAGTGTCTGTGAGAAAGATACAAACATTTCTTCACTTACATCTTTTCTCAAGACTTTATATTCAGCGTCTACTGCTGCTGGTAGTACCGATGATCCTCTCGCCCTTGTGCCTGAGCCATGACCAGTATGATGCACAATAGATATGCAAGATTTAAAAGTATCTTTAAGATCATCAATTCTTTCTACAAAAGCGTTCATATCTTCTGTTGAATTTTCATTACCACCACCAAAGTTTCTAGCTAAAGTATCAACAATGATCATGCCGATATCACCATATTCATCTTCTGTTGCAGATATCGTATCTTTCAAAAGCTGATGGTCTTTATCGTCTAATAACCTTGCACCACGACTAGATATCATCAAAGGTGCTTGATGTATCTCTGCTTTATTAATCTTAGACCAAGCTAGGAATCTTCTACTAATGTTTCTCAAACCCTCGCCCGCCAAATAAATGACTGGTGCTTGATGTGTCTTATGACCATGCCAATCTTTACCCAATGCCAAACAAGCTGCCATATCGACTGTTATAAACGATTTACCAGCTTTTGCCTGACCAAAGATAGCTATTACTGATTCTTTCTCGCAGACATCGTTTATGAGCCATTCAGGTTTCTTGATATCTTTGATCATTCTACCAACTGGGATAAGTTCTAAACTGACTCTTTGTCTGACAATATTGCTCTGACAATAATCAATAAATTCTTCTGATGATTTCCAGTATTCATTAACCTTTGCATCCCATAGATCGTCTTTATCTTTGAAGGCTCTAGGTATCTTTATGACATCTACTGAATCGCAAATGTCTGCTAAATGTTCTTTCAGTTCGTGAGCAAACTTCTTTCCAGCTTCATCGTTATCAGGAAAGATATACGCTTTGCGATCTTTTAGCTTTGACCAATCACAATTCTGCCAATTACTAACACCGCCATGATGACAACAGATATCACCTTTATAAATGCTTTCTCCACCCTTCATAGCTTTCTCGCCTTCAACAATAATTACATGACTATCTTTATCTCTATCCGAAACATATATAGGCAATACGCCTTCAGGTCGCTTCATAGACCATTCCGCACCATGCCGAGTAAATGGTGCATATTTCTGCTTGATCGCATGATCTGTAGGAAATCGCATAACCATGAAATCCTCTGAATATTGCACATGAATTTCTGAATCATTATAAAGATCAACCATCTGATCACGATTGAATAATCGCATAGGTTTAGGTTTTATCGGTTGTGTTGGTATTTTAATTTGATCGACATTGTAAGGTTCTAATATCTTAGCAACATCACCACCTTTAAATTTAATAAGATCAATAATCCCACCGCCTTGATCTGCTTCGTGATCGTACCATGAAGCAGACTCAAGATTTAAAACTAATGATCCTTTGCGACCCCACCGCCATTCATCGCCTTTTTTAGATGTTGGTTCTCCTAAAAGTTCAATGGCTATGGGTTGAGCAATCTCTACCCAGTCCACAACTAAAAGGGAATTTCATCATCTATGATTCCACCTTCTGCAGCAGAAGGCTCTACAGATGCACTAGAAGATGATTCTGTGATAGTGGGGTCAGATGAGTTACCATCCTCTAGTGCAAAACTAGGCAGAACAAAACCATCGGCTCTGTCCTTAAATCCGACAAATTCAAACTCTGGGATTCTGGTGCTGCCCATGCCGATCTTCAAAGGTTCTGAACCTGTGTATTTTACTATCGGCAGTTTGTCTAAGTTTTCTGTAAGTTGTGATTGTTCATAAAACATAGAACACATTTTTCTGAAACCATCGTATTCACCGAATGATTGGCGTTGCCATAAAACAGCACGACCTAAATCAAAGTTCTGGGTATCGTTAATAAATTTTGGGTACAGCCAAACTGCAAATGCTTTTTTAAAATCTTCGTCAGGTTTTGGAATAGGTTTGTGCAAATCATCTTGAAACACATAAGTGTAACCAGATGCAGCATCGTACTTACCCCAACCCATCTTAATCGTTGC